CTTCGGAATTATTAGTAATTGGCACAAGAATTGGTTTTGATTCTGGGGAAACGACCATTATTACTACTTCTGAATTATTAGTTTCTGGTACGGTTATTCATTCAACATGGAACGTTGAAAGCATTTTAGCTATAACATCTAGTTTAGTTTCTATTGGTACGGTTACCCACATTATCAACGAAGGTTTAGCTGAAATAGTTGTTTCTTCCGATTTAACTGTTATAGGAACTGTTTCCCACGTTACAAACGAGGGCGCTGTTGCTGTCAACGGTACTTCGGAGTTAATAGCTGTTGGCACGGTTGCTCATGTTACAAATTTGGGCGAAAGCGCAATAAATGTAACCTCTGATTTGACTCTTGCTGGAAGTGTCTTGCATGCAGTATTGGAAGGGGAAACTACCCCTACCGTTACTTCTGCATTGACTACAGACGGTACAGTTGCACACCAGACCATAGAAGGTACTACAAATATTATTGTTACATCTGAATTATTAGCTATTGCTGATAAAATAGGTTCTCACGAAGGTATAGCAAATATACAAATTAGCTCTACTCTCGAAGTAATTGGCACGGTATTGCATCAGACAATCGAAGGCGCTGTTTCTATAGATGGAACAAGTACTTTGACTGCTGTTGATACAGTATTACACCAAACCTTAGAGGGTGCTGCAAACATAACTGTTTCATCCGAATTGCTGACTGCCGGAACGGTAGCGCATGCAACTATCGGGGGTGAAACTGCCATCAGTGTGACTTCTGACCTAACAATCGGCGGAAGTGTTACACAGGCAATCTTCGACGGGGAAACTGCACCAACCACAACGTCCGAAATGACTCTTGCAGGAAATGTTTTACACCAAATCCTTGAGGGTGCTACAAATGTTATTGTAACATCAGAACTGCTCGCATTCCATGAAAAAACAGGTATACATGAGGGCATTGCTGATATACAAACTTCTTCTGCTTTACAGGTGGACGGTACGGTATCTCACCAAACTATCGAAGGACTTGTTTCTATAGACGGAACATCAACTCTTACGGTAATTGGTGCAGTACTACACCAAACGCTCGAAGGTGTTACAAATGCAACTATAACATCTCAGTTATTTGCTGAAATGGCTACAGGCGGCAGAGCAAATATAGAAGTTACATCTATTTTAGAAAGTAACGGAAGCATTAGCCATGCCACTATGGATGGCGCCACACAAGTAATTGTAAACTCAAATCTAAATTCTGTTGGCACTATTTTTCACCAAACAATAGATGGAGAGTTATTTAGTATTATAACATCCGGCTTAGTTACGGAAGGTAGCGTTATCCACGCAATTTCAGATAATACTGTTTCTATAAATAGTAATTCTCAACTAATAGTTACCGGTTATATAACTCATGCAATAATAGATGGTGAAACTTCAATAAGCGTAAATTCAACTTTGCTATCTGATGGCAATATATTACATGCCATAATAGACAATGAAAGCGCAGCTAGTGTTTCGTCTCAATTATCTATTACCGGAAGTGTATTACACCAAATAATAGAGGATGATACAACTTCAGAAATATTGTCTAGTTTAACTATAGAAGGAAACATACTACACCAAACAATTGGCGCAGAAACTAATATTGTTACAGCCAGTATTTTGCGCATTAAAAGTTGGTATGTTGACACAAATATTGTAGGTGAAGTAACTCATGCAGTACATGAAAGCGAAAACGCAGCCATTATTAGCAGCGAACTAACAGTATTTGGGGAAGTAGAAACAGGCGCCGCCACTTGGGAAGGTGAAACAACTCTAGTTACTTCTTCGGAGTTTGTTATTACTGGAAGTTTAAGTCATTCGGAGCACTACGGAAATACTAATTTATATGTTTATTCTGAATTACTAATAGAAGGATCGGTTTCTCATACAAGTAATGAAGCCGAATCTGCAATAAATGTATTATCAGGACTATCCGTTGTCGGGGATGTTAGCCATATTACAAACGATGCAGAAAGTACGATTATTATAGTATCGGAACTCTCTTCTGAAGGTAATATTTTGCACGCTACCCACGATGGAATTACGAATATAGTTATAACTTCTCAATTATTGACAGAAGATACAATCGCACACGCAATTTTGGAAGGCTCAAATGATATTACCACTCAATCCACTATGGATTTGGTGGGAACTGTCACACATGCTACTCACGAAGGTTTAGCTACAATTAATGTCACATCAGAACTTTTAGCATCGTCTTGGAAAGCGGGAACGCAAGAGGGCGCTTCGATTGTTTCAGGTACTTCTACATTAGAAGTTTCTGCGACTGTCTTACACCCCACTCACGATGGCGCTACTACTATTGATGTTACATCTAATTTACTATCTTTTCCCGAAATGGGTGGCTTGCTCGAAGGTGTTGTTGGCGTTGAGCAAAATTCTACGCTAACAGTATTCGCGACTGTTACTCATGCTATACATTCTGACGCTATTGCAATAAACAGTACATCTGAAATGGTTGTAGTTGGTACGGTACTTCATTCGACTATATCTGCTGAAAGTACTTTGTCTACTACATCTCAATTAGTGATCTCCGGCGCAGTTATTCATCCGATAAACGAAGCGCAGGTGGCACAAAACGTTGCATCCGAACTAGTTATTACGGCAGAAGTTATACATGCGCTTATTGAAGGATTATTAACCCCGAATGTGTATGGAGAACTCTCTGTCGAAGGCGAAATTCTACATGCAATATTAGAAGGTGAAACTTCTATTTCATTGGCTAGCCAGTTATTTGCGCAAGCATTTATAGGGGCGGTTTATGAAGGTGAAGTTAGTATTGACGTTATTTCCAATGCGATTATCAACGCGCTTGTTATCAGGCTTATTCAAGAGAAAATATATACTATTGAAAATGAAAATAGAATATTTACTGTAAAGTTTGATGACAGAATTTATAATATAGATTGGTATAACTCTATTTACAAGATACCCCCAACACAACCTTCTTTTGGTATAGAGGTTGAAGACAATATTTACGAAGTGAGGTGGCAATGACAATTGAAGATTCAGTAAAATTGAAAGATCCCGGCGCGACTTTAGCTTTTGGCTTTGACTGGAGCGACTGGCTGGCTACCGGGGAAACCATCTTAAGTCATACGTTGACTACCTCGGCTAGTGGTTTAACACTTACAAACGATTATCATACTTCCGCATCTGTTATTTTTCTCGCCTCTGGCGGGCTGGCAGGGCAAAGGTATCCGGTTGTTTGTAGAATAACTACGAGCGGGAGTCCGTTTGGACAAACCGACGAACGCACGATGAAAATCGACGTTAGAAACAGATAGTAAAACGGGGCAGGGTAACACCTGCCCCACTTATAAAACAGTCATTTTAACAAAATTTATACGGAGGTTTATATATGGATTATTCTGAACAGTATCCATTGGGTAGAAATCCTAGCCCATATGATGAAAGAGATTACAATTTACGCTCATTTATACCCATTAGAAAATATGATGTTGAACTTACAGAAAGATTATGGGATTTTCCTCACGAACCTCTCGATCAAAAAGATACCCCGCACTGCGTCGGGTTTTCTGGCGCCTCTTGGGGTGTTAATGATCCGTGCCATACTGAATTTTTTAATGAAGACGGGCATCGTTTTTATTATGAGTGTAAGGTGGTTGAAGGACAGCCAAATGAAGAAAACGGCGCCTATGTGCGCTCTATTGGAAAAGTGTTGAAAGCTAACGGGCATTTGGATGCTTATGCTTTTGCGCCCGATATGGCAACTATCAAATATTGGCTACTCTATAAAGGTCCGATCATTGCTGGTACTATATGGACTCAAGGTATGTTTAATCCTGATGAGAACAACGTTATACATCCAACTGGTGAAACTGTTGGCGGGCACGCTTATCTCATTAATGAGATTAAATCTAACGGGTATCTTGGAATTCAAAACTCTTGGGGGAGCACATGGGGAGTAAACGGTAAAGCTTATATATCCTCGGAGGATTTTGAGCATTTGTTTTTACGTGGTGGGGAAGCCCTTGCTGCGGTTGAAATTGAAAAAGCACCACAGCAGGTTGTCAAAAAAGAATGCTGGTTGGTCAAATTCTTTCGAGATGTGTTCTCGAGCTAGGAGAAATATATGACATTACAATACGGATTAACTACAAAACAAATCTATGATTTAGATAATTCAATGGTTGCAGCACAAAATGTTGCTTTGGGGACACTTGTTTCCGGTCTTATGACAGATAACGAATTTGCTGTAAAAGGTTCTCCCGATTCTTATATTGGTTCATCTGATGTTTCAACAACCGGTTCGGTTATGGCTCTTACTACAATGGACTTCTTTGGTAGAGGCGACATTGAATTCAAAAGCGTTGTATGTTCGCTATCTGGTAGCCCGACTGCTGACCATTTTATGTCTACGGCGACTATTTCCGGAAGTGCCACAGTTGATATTTATCAATGGAAATTATCTGCTGGAAATATAGTTGCATCTGGTTCAGCAGGGAGTTTTGTTAATCTTTCTGTTATCGCATATGGGGCTATACCCCAACCATTAAACTAAATAGTCTTACCTGCTAAAAAGGTAAAAGGAGAAAATTATGGCACTTACAGCAAAACAGGTTTATGATTTAAATAATATGAATGTTGCTTCCCAGAATGTATCATTGGGTAGTTTCTTATTGGGAACGGGCGGCGAGGCTGGCGTATATGTTGTTACACCTGCTGACGTACTTAGTGGCTCTGCTCTTATTCCATTTACTGGCGGCAGCGTTATTGATAAAATGTACGTTGCAGTTGGCAGAGGTGATGCCGATGTCAACGCCACAGTTAGCGCAAGCGGCTCATATATAGTCGTTAGCGGTGGTTTCTTACACGCAGGAGACCTTGTAAATTACTTCGCTGCGGCTTAGTATAAATAAAACAAAATATAGAACGGGATAGAATGGAGTAATTACCCATTTGATAAGCGCAACTCCCGCTTCCCGTTCTTTATTATTGGAGTTTGGAGGAAGAAATGAGTTCAGGAATATATTGTATAGAAAATATTGTCAATGGCAAAAAATATATCGGGCAATCTCAAAATATGGAGAAGAGACAATACGTGCATTTTAGTATGTTGTTTAATAATAAACATGAAAATTCAAAACTTCAACGGGCTTTTAATAAATATGGTAAAGAATCTTTTGTTTTTAAGATACTAATATATTGCGAAATAGCAGAATTGACAAAATACGAACAAGATTTTGTTAATCTATACAAAGATAATATATATAATATTAGATTAGAATGTGTTGAAACAAATAGAGGTATAAAATGGTCAGAAGAAAGTAAACTAAAAGCGTCTTTAAATCATGCTGACTATTCTGGTAAAAACCATCCCAGATATGGGACACACTGCTCTGATGAAACAAAGAAAAAAATATCAGAGGGTCAGTATTTTCACGGAGAAAATCACCCAATGTACGGGAAGCACCATTCTGAGGAGACAAAAAGAAAGATTTCTGAAGCCCGTAGGGGAACAATAATATCGGACGAAACTAAACAAAAAATGTCGGGCAGAATTCCGTGGAATAAAGGAATGAACAAAATCGAAATGGAAAACATGCTGATACAGAAAGATATGGAAAAAAATGGAACAAGAAGAGTTATCTAATCCGTCTGAAAACAAATATTATTGCCGAAAGTGTACAAAAATGCTTTCCAAAAACAATTTTTATAAAGCGGTGGATAACGGCTTTATAGATACTAATAATATTTTTTCTGTATGCAAAAGTTGTGTTCAGGAACTTTTTAATAAAACATTTGAAGAAAATAAAAGCATAGAGAAAACAATACATAAAATGTGTACCTCACTAAATATAAAATATAATAATAAGGCGGCTTCTGCTGTACAAACACAAATAACAACTTTTATAGACAACGGAAAAACAGTCAGAAATGTTATGGGCATTTATCTTTCGAAACTTATTGCAACCAATCCATCTATGGATAAAAGTGCAGATGTGGACTTAACATATAGCGATATTGGCACAATATATATGGATAAGGCTAATGTGATCGAGGAAGCTCCTATTCCAAAAGACGTTATTGACTTTTGGGGCAAAGATGTTTCTAAAGACGATATTCGTTATTTGGAAAATGAATATTTGAATTTCAAAAAAACTCATGTCGCGGAAACTTATGCCGAAATCGTTTTGCTAAAGCAAGTATGTTATACCATGCTCGATATAAAGAAACTGAGAGTAAATAACGACGATACAGGTCCTTTAGTAAAAGAATTGCAGGCGTTAATGAAAACGCTCGCTGTTTCTCCAAATGTGACTTCTGCCGCAAATACGGCTAGCAAAAATTCAGAATCGTTTGGTTTATGGATAAAAGATATTGAAGAAAACGAACCTGCTCAATGGCTAATGTCTGACCCTAGGGGCGACATATATAGAGATGTTAGTAATGTTGAAGCATATTTTCAAAAATATATTGTTAGACCACTTAAAAACTTTATTCTCAGCAGTAAAGATTTTAACGTTGCTGACGACGAAAACGACATAGAGTCTCTTATTCCGGATGAAGAAACAACCGCAGAATATAATCTCATAGATGACGGGGAAGCATAGAGGCTGCCATGGCACACAAAATGGTAAGATCTACTTCTCCAATGTTAGGCAAAATGGCTCACTACAGTAAAATGGGAGAGCCGGTTAAAATGCTTACCAATTCGGACATGGAAGAGAAACGCAAAAATCGTGTGAAAAGTTGGGTTACGTTCTATCGTAATAATATGTCTATTTTTATTGAGCATTATTTGGGAATAAAATTATTCCCGTATCAACGCTTTATGATTGAACTAATGCTTAGATGCACAGAATTTCTCGGTATTGCCTCTCGTGCTTCTGCCAAATCATGGCTCGTAGCTGTATATTGTATTGCCCGTTGTATTTTATACCCCGGAACAACAATTGCGCTAGCTTCATCGACAAAGGCACAAGCGGGGCTTATTATAGCAGATAAATGTGTTGCTCTAAGAAACGATCACCCAAATGTGGCTAGAGAAATATCAAATATTGTTACTAACCAAAACAAATGGGAAGTTACTTTTCATAACGGCTCTAAGATAAATGTTGTTGTGTCCGGAGAAGGGGGCAGGGGGCATCGTTCCAACGTTACTGTCTTAGAGGAAAGGCGGTTGATCCCAAACATAATCATTGACTCGATTATTCGACCTTTTTTGGTGAGTCGCCAACCGCCTTATATGAAAAAACCAGAATATTCACAAATAACGGAGCTTCGGGAAGAACCTCAAGAAATAATTATTACAAGTGCGCACTATAAATCAGCAGAATGGTATCCGGAAACAAAGAAATTTTTAAAACAAATGGCTGAGGGTGACCCTGATATCAAGGGAGTGTTTCTTGATTATCCAATTTCTATTAAGCATGGTATAAAAACTAAAAAGCAAATGATAAAAGAAATGGCTACTTTAGATCCAATTACATTCTTAATGGAATATGGTAATATCCCGTATGGCTCATCGGCAAACTCTTTTTATAAACTAGGATTATTTGATAGGAACATAAAAAGAGGGTGGAAGCCAATTACCGATGACAATTACATCACAACTAAGAAAAATCCGTATGATATAACTAAGTTACCAGACGAACAGCGAATTGTTTCTGTTGATGTTGCTATGCGTGCGGGTTCTACAAACGATAACACCATTATTAGTTGCGCGAGGCTTAGACCTAGCCGCAAAGGGTGGATTACTGATGTTTGCTATATGGAATCCCATAACGGTAAGAATACAGGATATCAAGCACTTCGAATAAAACAAATTTTTGAAGAGTTTCAAGGAGACGTTCTCGTACTCGATATTGCCAATGCCGGTATAGCAGTTGCAGACGCACTATCTTCTGTCACAAAAGACGAAGTAAGAGGTGTTGAGTATCCTGCTTATACAGTAATGATGCATGACCGCATTGATCAAAGAGTATATGACGAACTTCGCAATAGGACGCTGGCGCAAAACGCCAAAGAATGTATATTCCCTGTTTTCGCAAGCGCCTCTCTAAACTCTGAAATAGCAGTCGCTTTTAGAACAAGACTAAAAAAGAAATTGGTTAATTTCCTTGTTGATGATAACACGGAAGAAGAATTCTTGATAAAAGCGGGCAATAAAGATATTCTAGATCAAGATGATACTGGAATTAGAGCCTATCTTTTGCAGGCACATTTACAAACAAGTCTACTTATTAATGAGTGCATTGCACTGGAAATGGTTATGATGAATGGTAATGTAAAGCTTGTAGAGCCCCCCGGGGGTAGGAAGGATCGTTATACATCTGCGTCTTACTTAAATTATTTTGTATCACTAATGGATACCGAGTTATTAAAAGAAAGGTATACAGAAGACTATGATGCAGAATTTCTTGAGTTTTCGCGTGTATTTTAAAAGAAGTAATAGCTGTAGCAAATAGGGTCGCTCCCGAAAAGCATATTCTGAATGCCTTTTGCTACAGTTTTACAAATCAGAACTTATTACAGAGATAAGGAGAAAAATGATAACCGGAATATATTGTATAGAAAATATAATAAATTTTAAAAAGTATATAGGCAGGGCAATAAATATCTATGGAAGAAAAAGATCTCATTTCTTTGCACTAAAGAATAATATCCATCACGGAAATCATTTTCAGCGAGCATGGAATAAATATGGGGAAAACGCTTTTATATTTTATATAATAGAGATTTGCTCAATAGAAGATCTAAACGATAGGGAAAAATTCTGGATTTCCCATTTCAAAACATTTGGATACAATGGTGATTTTGGATATAACGAAACATCCGGAGGAGATTCTAATTATATAGTAAGCCAAGAAACAAAAGAAAAACTTAGAAACGCTCACCTCGGACACACGCTGTCTCTTCAGCATCGTGAAAATATATCAAAAGGAAACATGGGAAATCACATGAGTAATGAGACAAAAACAAAGATAAGTGCTTCTCATAAAAAAATATACGAAAATAATCCAGATAAAAATAATGGTAGCAATAATTCGTTTTATGGAAAATCTCACACGAAAGAATCTAAATCTAAAATATCGTACTCAAGAAAAGGTATATCTATCGGGGAGGAACACCCAAATAATAAGTTAAAAGAAAGCGATGTTTTAAAAATATTAGATTTAAAATATAATAAAAAAATGAGGAACATTGAAATAATACATATGTATTCAAATACATGTTCCGCTAGCTGCGTAGAATCGATAATATATGGGCGTTGCTGGAAACATATATATTCAGAATTTACGAAGGAAGGAGGTTAAATGACAGATAATCAAGAACAATCACAAGAGTTAGTAAGCGAAAATCAAGTATGGGAAGTAGTAGATTTTGCTCGCTATTTAAATGGCTATAATAGTTTTATTTCTCCAGATATGATTAATGCGAGGATGAAGCAAGTAAACCTCAACCCAATTGCCGCGACAGAAGCCTTACTTTCTGCTGCCATGCTTGACCCAAAAAATCACGAGGAAAGTCTACAGGCATTTAGCCAGAACTTCGAGCTCGTAAGTATGGTATATAAGAGACTTATCTCTTATTCTGCTAACATGCTCTCGTTTGATGTAACCTATACTTCAAACGCAAAGCTCGAAGATTACAAATTGCCGAGATATAAGAAAGACCTCGAGATTGCCGAATCCTTCCTTGATAAGTTTGAATACAGAAAAGAATTTCGCTCTGCGGTAAGAGGTATGTTAAGGAATGACGCATATTTTGCGGCGTTCTTTGATTTGGGAGAAAAGTATATTTTGCAAGAACTCCCGTCTGATTATTGTAAAATAACCGGAAGGTGGGAGGGCGGTTTACTATTTAGTTTTAATTTTAACTGGTTTGACCAATCCGGAGTGGATATTGATATGTACCCAGATTGGTTTAAAAAGAAATATGTTGAACTAAACAGAAAACGTAGTGACACTTACTACGACCCTTCTACTTACAAGCCGTCGTTACCTATAGATAAAAGAGGAAACTCGCATTATCTTAATTGGGTTGACGTACCGCCGGAAGTTGGGGTTTGCTTTAAATTTTCACCAGAACTCGCTACTCGTCTACCTTATTTCACTCCTTTGTTTAATGACTTAGTGTTGCAACCAACAATGAGGGCATTACAGCAAAACATGAATATGGCAGAAGCTAGCAAAATGATTATAGGCGAAGTGCCTATGCTTAATCGTGATGCAAAAGCAACTGTCAAAGATAGTATTGCGATCAGTCCTGCTTTACTGGGTAAATTCTTATCCTTAGTAAAAAGTGCTATATCCGATTCTGTTAAAATAGCGGCAGCCCCTCTACAGAACTTCAAGTCTATTGACTTTGAAGGTAATAATGAGATGTACGATAGTTATGTCCGTACAACGCTTGCTCTTAGCGGTGTAAATACGAACCTTATATTCAGTAGCAACGTAAAACCAAACGTAATTGAAACACAACTAAGTTTGAACGTCGATGAGCAACTTATGTGCTCTCTTTACGAACAATTTGAAGAGTATATGAGCTATCAGGTTAATCTGAGAACTAAATATTTTAAATTTAGTTTTGTATTCGAGGGTACTGATTTTTCTATTAATAGAGAAGCCAGATTTGCTAATGCTATGTCACTATTTGATAAAGGCATTGTAATGCCACAAAAAATAGCGGCAGCAATGCGCATGAAGCCAGCCGAACTTAGAAAACATATGGAAGAGGCGCAAGCAACGGGTTTTATGGACATGCTTACCCCGCCTTCGTTTATGCAACAAAAAGCACTCGCAGAAATGAATATAAAAGCTACTGAGAAAAACGCTAAAATGAATATCGATGCTCAAAAAGAAAACAGCAAAGTGCAACAAGAAACTGCAATAAAAACAGCTAAAACTGCTCAAAAAACAGCAGAGGAAACTTCTGATGGGGCAGGCAGACCACAGAAAAGTACCAGTCAGCTAACCGATGAGGGTGCTGCAACTCGCGGCTCCGGTGCAAACATCGCCCGCGGCGGGAAGGTGTAATATGATAATAAACAATTCTATTATTCCAGATCGCTATAGATGTGGTAAAAAAATAATGCAGTATCTTATTTCCACGGGTGTACCTATTCTTAGCTACGACACGCAGTATTATTACTTTGCTAATACTGAACTTCTAAAAACGTCTCTGAAAGCGATGCCGTTACATTTGAAAATATTGGCTGGCTTAACGAGCGAGAAAGGAGTGCAGATGTGACAGAACCTAATTCTGGAGTATACTGCATTGAAAATATACAAACATGTAAGAAGTATATTGGACAATCAGTAAATATTAGTAAAAGAATTAAAAGACACTTGCTAGAATTATCAAAAAATTGTCACCCGAATGCTCATTTACAAAACGCGTGGAGTAAATATGGGGAAAAATCGTTTATATTTAAAGTCTTAATTTACTGTGAAAAGTTTGAGCTTACAAAATATGAACAGTTTTTTGTAGATTTGTATACTCCAAAGAAGTTATATAACATTCGTAAAAAGTGTGTAAATAGCCCTTTAGGGACAAAGCATACCGAAGAAGCAAGAAGAAAAATTAGTACAGCAAGATCGGGTTCCGGCAATGGCATGTATGGCAAATCTCCCCCTAATCTTGGTAAAAAACTTTCAGATGAGCAAAGAAAAAAGCTTTCAGAAAACCACGCTGATTTTTCTGGAGAACATAATCCTATGTATGGAAAAACAGGAGATTTATCCCCTATTTTTGGAAGAAAGCATACCGAAGAGGCGTTAATAAAAATGTCAATTGCCCAATCTGGAAAAGTTCTTTCTGAAGAAACTAAGTATAAAATATCTAAAACAAGAACCGATAAAGGATTAGCAAAAGGCAATAAAAACCCAAATTACGGGAAAGGGCTTTTTGGTGATAAAAATCCTAGTTTTGGAAAACCTCGTTCAGACGAAGTTAAACAAAAAATATCTGATACAAAGAAAAGAAGGCGTTTAGAATACAGCGGGAAGGAGGTTAAATGAAAAATAATAAATATGCGTTTTCTATTGAAGATGCAAAAATTGTCGATGAAAATCCAAACTCTAAGTTTGCTATTGTAGAGTTAGATTTCTTTGCCAGTGGTCAGAACCTCCATAATCTTTATGTTTCTGAAGAAACGTTATTGAGAACCGCAGACACAATAAAAAATTGTCCTCTTGTGTGGAAATATTCTGAAACTCTTGATGATATTTATACTCACGACCCGGACGAAACAGTTTGTGGATTTGTTCCGGAAACTTCCGAAGTGAAAAGTAGAAAGTTACCAGATGGTAGAACCATGCTTTCCACCATATCCTATGTATGGAAAAGATATACGGGGCAGCTATTAGATATTTTTAAACGCGACGGCGGCAAAAAACCTGTTTCAGTCGAGATGATTGTTTATGATATTAAACGCCTGCCTAGCGGTGAAAAAGAATTAACAGACTTCAAATATGAAGGTATAACTATATTGGGAAGTTTTGTCACACCCGCTATTCCGTTGGCTATGGCTAATGTTCTTTCATTTTCAGAACTAGAAAAAGAGTATACTGAAGATTATAAAAAAGAATTTTCTGAACCCCGGATACGACTTCCGGAATCTTTTGTTAAGGAAATGAAGGATAAAATAGGGAAAGCTAAGTCTATAGAAAAGGAAGATAACATGAGTGAAGAAACTATGCAAGAAACTTTGGGGCTAAGTCAGCCTGAAAAGGAGGAAAAAGTTATGGAAGAAGAAAAAGTAAACGAAGTCGAAATGGCAGAAGTTAAAGAAGAAGTACAGGAAGTTAAAGAAGAAGTTAAAGAAGAAGTTCTTGAAACACTTAGTGTACCCGAAACTTTAGTTGCTGACGAGATTCCGACCACCACAGAAGTTGAAACTAAAGATAACGAATTTAGTGTCACGGTTTCTATTGACGAAGAGCTTTCTAATAAGATTGACGAATTATCTGAGACAATTGAAAAAATGTCTAAAGAAGTTGAATCTTACAAAGCCGAAAACGAAGAGCTAAAGAAATTTAAGGCGAATGTCGAAGAATCTCAAAAACTTTTCACTATTGAACAAACCATACGCGAACTTGAAGAAAAAGTTATTATTCCAGAAGAAGTCAAAGCAGAGATGCTTGCCGATGCTGCGAATTACGCTTTTGCTGATATCGAGCAATGGAAGACACTATGCAAAGCAAAATCATTCGATTTCGCTGTTCGTGAGAACAAAGATTCAAATGTTTCTGTAAAAAAAGCAGGGCTGCCGTTTGGCGATATGACTGCTAAATCAAAAAACGACCTGTGGCAATAAGCCTTTTGGTCAACAATTTATCTATAAACTAGGAGGTTTATATTATGGCTAATCACGCAATTTTTATCCCACGACAGATCGGTGCTATGAATGTGGACATTTGGAATCGCCATGCGATTGCAGGTAGCGCAGTCGGTGACATCGATAATGGCTCTGTGTTCAAGCTCACTGGTAAGTCAACTGAAGTTGATGAATCTGAAGTTTGGCTGGTTGCCCTTGCTTCCGCTTCTCCCGTAAATGATGATTTATGGATGGCTTATTCTGGTGAAGACTTTATGCCTTCTCTCCAACTAACCGGCGGCGCAGACGATATCAAGAACTTTGTAAATGTATACGGAAAAGTATTCCCCGCTTTCAAACCACAGAAGTATGATCTTATCACATTAAATGCCGATGGCTTTGCTAGTGCTTGGCAGGCAGGCGATACGCATGCGATCCCAGTTGCTGGCGGAAAGAAGCTCGATTGGGCTGCTGCTGACCCGGGTACAGGATTGTGCTACAAACTTATTCAGACTACAACTTTTGCTTTTGGCGCAACCGGTCTGAACTCAAGTTTCGCTAGTGGTCGCGAAACCGCTTACATCCTCGAATGCATTCGCGCTTAATTATATTAAAGTAAAGGAGAAACAATTATGAATAAAATTCCTACTAACGTACTACAGTTTGCTGGCGAAGAAAACCTCGGCGTCTACAAAATGTTCGCTGATTACTACAATCATTTCAAATCGCTCAACGGAGATTCAAAAGCCGAATTTCAAGAAGCTACAGCCGACGGCGTAAAGCTTACTTTTTCTGAAAAAGAAGAGAAGTTGAATGCCGCCTTGAAGCGCGAAATTATGCGCGTTGCTGGTATTACCAGCTTCGAGTCTTTCCCAGTCGCCACTTGGTCGAGCCATCCGACTCTCCAGTGGGCAACCTTCGCGGTTGTCTCTGCGATGATCGATATGATTCTCCCACAATCCGTTATGGATGCCACTTCTGCATTCGCAGAAGTCCGCAACATCGGTTGGGGCGATGTCGCTCAATTCACCGTGAAACCAAACGAACTGTTTGTTGTTTCGAAATCAAGCCGCCTCGGTAAGCGGACCACAGAACTGCACAAATGGTACAGTGGTCAGGTGTCGGTTACTCCGGAACCTCGCCAGATGACCGTTTATGTGTCCCTGATGAAAGTTCTCGATGGTAAAGAATCTTTGGCTGAATTCGTTCAGGTTATGATTCGCTCCTTCGAGCACTCGCTTGCTTTGGATGTTTACAACGCTTTCTCTACCGCCATGGATACCATCGATGCCACTCCAGTTACTGGTTTGAAAGTCGCCGGTTACACCCAAGCAGAGTTCGTTCGCCTTTCGCAGGCTGTGCGTGCTTTCAATGGTGGCGGAAACGTTATCGCTCTCGGTACTCAGCTTGCTTTGTCGAAGGTTCTTCCTTCCAATGCTAACTACCGCTATGACATCAACAGCGAATACACCCGCTTGGGTTACATGAATAACTTCATGGGAACCGATCTGATGGTTTTGCCGCAGTTGGCTAATATCGCAGTACCTTTCACAACAAGTGTTCCTGATGACAGAATTTATTTCTTGTCTGCTGGTTCACAGCGAATTGTCAAGGTCGTGCTTGAAGGCTCAACCTTGTCATGGCAGGACGACACATATGACCGCGCAAACCTCATGCAGGTTTCAACCATGTACAAGTCATGGGGCACGGGCATTGTCACAAATTCCGTAGCCGGAATAATGACTGTCTAATTTTATTATGCATGGGGGCGGGAAATAAAACCCGCCCCCGCATTAAAATATATTAAGGAGAATAATGACAACACAAGGTACGCAAAAGCTTTCTAGCGAAGATGAAAAAAAAGAAATCTTAGCACTGAAAGCACGCATCGCTGAATTGGAAAACAAACAGGCTGTTTCGTTAGACGAAGAAGCCGGACAAAAAATTGATTCCGATTCGTACATCCCAATAATGAGTCTTACACCTTATTCCCTAAACCTTAGTACTAAGGAAATGGGGCAAGGGAGTATTAAAAAATTTACCAAATTCGGGGAAGTAAAACGAATTCTCTATAGAGATTTGGTAGATATAATGGAGACAAATCCCACTTTTCTAAAAGCCGGATTTTATTATATTCTCGACCCGCGCGTTATTCGCTTTCACGGTCTGGATGAAATATATACTAAAATTCTTACAAAAGAAAAGATTGATGAAATTCTCGATTTTAACTCAGAAGAGGGCTTGGCGTTGTATAACTCAGCCAATGAAGAGCAGCAAAAAATAATTATCGGATTAATAGTAGATAAACTAGTTGATAATCCCCGTTCTGTAAACCTGAATGTTGTGGATAGCATATCTAGAATATCTGGCGTTAAAATCTACGAAAGAGTAGATTCCGCAAAAATGATGCTCGAGAATATGGCAGAAAAATAATATGAACCCTTGTAAGGAGGTCTTATGGCAACAACTTTAAGTGAGGTATATGACCTCTTTATGCTCACCATCACAGACTACCGCTTAAACCATTTGTTTGACGCTTCTGAGGAAGATTTTGAAAACTATGTGGAAGCATGGCTAAAATTTGCAATTGTAGAATTTAATATGTGCGACCAAGATCTAAATTATGATGAAGTTGAAAAAACATTTACTGATACTTTAACTTTAGCTAATAAAGTTATATTGGCAAAACTCATGATGAAATATTGGATGCAAAAAAATGTTAACGATATAACGCAAATGAATTTACATGTGACAGATAGAGATTTTAAGATTGCATCAGAGTCTATGAACTTAAGGGAAAAAGCGTCTAGGTTAAGAGACGTGCAAGAAGAATGCTCTCAATTGCTAATTGACTATGCTTACAAGAGAAACGATTGGACCGGTTGGTTGGATCAAGATTTTTTTGGGGTGTAATATGAGCGATTACAAGCATATGAGAGCGTCTATACGCGCGGGTGCACAAAAAGGTAGTGTGCCAAAATCTGAGTATGTTAATTTATTTCAGCATACATTAGATGAACAGTTTTATAATGCCTCTAATTGGTATCAAATATTAGAAGAAACAGAGATTGGTTCTAAAGAATATAAACCGGTTGACGTTAGAATTTCTCATGTAATTAATGCCGAAACAGGCTTGAAACTCGGTGACGATTGGAAAACTCTGTACTTTAAAAGTACAGAAGAGCCCCCTATGCTCGGGCGTATTTATACGTTTGATGATAACATATGGTTAACAACAAACATCGAAGCAGAGAAAAATCTGACAAATACATGTACAATTAGACGCTGTAATAATACATTACGATGGTTAGATGAAGGCACTGGTGTTTATTATGAAGAACCATGCGCCATAGAATATCTGGTAAAAGAACCTCGTGATTATGCCACACAGGGGTCTCCTTTTAAAACTCCGGGTGGTTTTCTTCATATCGAGGCACAGTTCAATTCACGAACAAACCTTATCAATGAAAACCAGAGATTTCTTTTTGGAAATCCGGGGCATTGGACTGGATACAGAGTACTCGGTACTGGCTTAAACGATTTTAGAAATACAAAAACATACGATTGGCGTAGCACAAAACTTCTTACTATTGATATGATTGCCGATTTCGTTAATAACGAGCTCGACGATATTGTTAATGGTATCGCAAATGCGGGAATAAACCTGTATACATTAAATATAGTAAAAAATAATATTCTCGGAAATCCAAACAATGTTGTCCAAATGGACGCTATAGTCACGTATAACGGACACACTACAACCAGAAACATAATCTGGCAGTCCTCTGACACTAATGTAGCAACAGTGGACAGTAACGGGATCGTTTTGTTTAAAGCAATAGGAGAATGTACATTAATTGCACATATCGAAGGAAATCCTACGTTTGATACATGTGCCGTTACTTGTATAGAAGGAAATGATGCGATTGTTTTAGAGGTAAAAGCGAATCCTAGCACAAACTATATATTGGAAGGGGAAACTAAGACATTTAACGTATATTTGTATGCAAATAATATTCAGCAAGACGCTAAATTTGAGTTTACATGTATTACAAATGGTGTTCCACTAGATAACTTTACCTTTACCTCTGGAAGTGTTCCGGGAAATCAATTTACAATAGAGAATAAAGAAAAATATATAGAAGCGCCACTAACAATCAGAGCACTTACAGATGCTATGGTGAAACATATTGATATATATCTTCGCGGCGCTTGGATATCAGGAGATGTACCATGACAGAAACACAATGGATAGGGCTTTCGGCATATAATGATTTCACTCAATTTTCTAATATGTCATATAATTGCATTTCAACTCTTATAACAAAAAGCGAATTAGTATGGAAACTTCTAAGGTACACCAGTTCTGACGCATGGAATAAACCGGACCTATCTATAGAAGAAAAAGGCGTAATGATATATTCGGGACAAGAAGATAGCTCAAAATATAATGTGTTTATGGATGGTAAGCAACCCGATGTACTAATGGATGAGACCACTCTGCTTCGTATAATGCCGTCGTATGCTTACGGTATAAACCGTACAGTTGGCGTTATACGTGTTACAATGGAAGTCTTCTCTCATTATAAAATAAATCATTTGTCAAATTATAAAACCCGCATAGATTCTATTGCCCAAGAATTGCTAAGAGTATTTAATGGTATAGATATTGGGGGAGTAGGACTCATGACATTTAGTGAGATGGGAGATGAGAGTAACAGGCTATTTCAAGCCGGTCAAATTCCATTTGGAGGTAAGCAGTTAGTTTTTTCAACTTATTCTGCTTAAGCAAAAAATGGATGAAAACTATTATAATACATTTGATTTACCAATACCGTACAAAAATTTACTATTATACCCAATAAAGGTCAAAGACTATCTTTTCTTTAGTACTTATGCCCAATGTCTGACTATAGATAAAAACAGTATTCCGGATCCAAAAATAATTTCTATGACAGATTTAGAATACATATATACTAAAAGCATAGAAGATATAAATAAATATCCTTATTTGCTTTACCTAGATAGAATGCTTGCTTTATGTCTTAAAGATGATACGTCTTTTAATAATATAGAAGAGAGCATAAAAAGATATTCGTTTGATGAGAATCAGAAACCGTTTTTTATTATAAATGGAGAAAAATTTACATCAAAAGATTTTCTTCAACTAAAAAACCTTATAGCTAGGCAAGATATGGTTGAGCTTATAGATGAATCAGTTTCAAAAGATGTAAGAGATTCTTTAGAAAAAGCGAGGTTATATAAGTCAAAAAGATCTGGTAATAAATCTGTTTCTTATGAAGACTATATTGTTTCTTTATCTAGTGTCACAGGATGGACATGCGAATATATATATGAGATGACAATTAGAAAATTCCTAAAAACGATAAAAAGGGTTGACAATTATATGCATTATAAAATATACTTGGCGGCAAGTATGTCCGGAATGGTAGAATTTAAAGATAAATCATTTATAAAACATTGGTTATCAAATATTGATACAGATGATAAATACGAAGGCGTATCTGTTGACTTAGATAAAGTAAAAAATACAATTTCATTTGAGAGTGCTAAGAAATAGCACTCGCTTAAACTCAGGAGGTTTAATTATGGCTTATAGAAAATTCTTAACATCAGTTGCTGACGTGTATGCTTATGATGCTAACGATAACATTGTCTTTGTTTCAAAAACTTTGCTCGATAGCTCTATTGAAGTAACACTAGGCTCAACCCCCGTTCGCGGCGGACAGGGCAATCAATTGCAGTATACTTACTATCATACTGCTGAAATGAACTTCACTTTAACGGATACACAATGGAATCTCGGCATGCTCGGATCTACCGTTGGAGCCGACTTTACCCCGGGTGAATATTACAAAGAAGAGAATGTTGCTGTTGTGTCAGGTTCCGGCACTGTTAGCGAAACACCGCTGGCTTTTGAAGGTCAAACCATCTATGGTTGGGCAACATCCCCTCTTGGAGCCACGCAGAAGATTACTATTTCCGAAGCGGGTGCGTTTAACGTTCTCGGAGAAGAAGCTGGCGGTAACTGGTGCGTGCGATACTACACCAAAAATACGACAGAGGGCTTATCCTTTACCATTGCCGGTAACTTCATGCCATCAATCGTTAAACTTGTTATGGAATGTCAGTTAAATTCTGCTGATGCTACAACCAACAAAATCGGCATGGTTCAGATTATAGCCCCACGGGTTATTTTGTCTGGCGCTTTCTCGATCTCAATGAGTGCTGATGGTATTTCAAATACTCCTTTAACTGGAACAGCTCTTGCCTATATTCCGACTGGTAGCGATTCTGCTGACGCTTGCGAATCTGGAACAGGCTACTACGCTAAAGTTGTTGAAATTATTGACAATACTAACTGGTGGGACAACGTATATGCTATTTCTGTATATGGCGGAGATTTATCTTTAGCTGTCGGAGAAACATCTTTGCTTACTATTTATGCTTTGTCAACCGCGGGTCTCTCTTTTAGAGCCCCAAACAGTGATATAACATTTGTTAGTTCTGCTTCACCGAAAGTAACTGTTGGTTCCAGTACAGGTCTTGTAACCGGAGTTTCTGCCGGAAGTGCTATTATAACAGCAACAGTAACTTCTGCGTCGGCTATAGACACCACTGTAGATGTAGTTGTTGCATAACAGCATAATATAAATATAAGGGAGGGGTAATACCCCTCCCTAATTATTGGAGAAAAATGGCTACAAAAAGAATATCAAAGAAAAAAATCGAAGAAAACATTTTAGACAAACCTATTATAGAAAAGCCCATTGAACAATTATCTTCCGAAATAGAGGAAGACATTATTCCAAATATACAATATGACGTAACAGTTATTGCTAACGTAAAAAAAGCGGTAGACGATACTGAAGAGTTAAAAGAAGTTGTTGAAACTTTCGCCGAACCAGATAATGATCAGGCGGAAAAATTATTTACGGTACGAATAGTCAGAGAAAAACGATTTTTTGCCGCAGATAAAAATGGGAAATATATTTTGCTGGATAAAAAAGGTAAGTATAAGACTGTAAAAGAAGGAGATATTATTAGCCTTTAGGCTATAATGGAGAAAAAATGGATAAAATAAAAATAGAATATAAAGTGCCAGACAACGTGCTGCTAAGTTATGATACAAATGTTAATATTGAGGTTATACCTTATTTAGATGCTGGAACTCAAGCCGGATTAATTGCCCAATATATCAAAGATTTATTTGATAAAAACGGGGCTGTTTTGGTTAAAGGGGTTGATAAACATCGATTTAATGCAGAATTGGCACAAATGCTTTATATTATTAAATCTAATACAAATATTGATATAGAGAGTGTTAACGAAAACGACTTTTTTGACTCAAAACTCTGGCGCGATATTACTGCTTCGATTGCTAACTATGAGCAATTTAGAATACGACAGGAAGAGATCGTTATGGACTACGAAGATCAAATGGATAAGCTTACCTCTACAGGTGTTGTCCTCTCCGGTTTGATGGAAAAACTTTCATCGTTTGTTGACTCACTTGCCGAACTTACTCCGGAATCTATTGCTTCTTTGCAAGAAACTGGTAAAAGTCTTATCGAGCAATTAGAGCAATCTAAAGTCGTACAAGACATGGAGCGGGGAACGGAGTAGCAAATGTCCGACCATAGTATTGGGAGGCTAAAGCACTCTACAAACAAACGCTGCCCAGAATGCGGTTCTATTTTGCAAATTAGAGTTAGGACACTCTCTACTTTCTTCAACGGAGTTCCAGTCGAACTTCCGGAAGAGTATATAGGGTGTTCTAACATAAATTGTGATTATGAGCAAGATGTAAAGCAAAAACGCCGCAAAATGGAAGAAAAAGATATTACCATTAAAAAGCCAAAACGAGACTTCGGAAAACGCCTCCGATAAAAGGCTGATTTTATAGCAGAGAAACGGAGGAAAAATGCCAAAAGCTGGATACGGTAAAGTTGTAAAAAGAGACCTTCCTTTTACGGCGGAAACATTTAAAAATGTTGCTTTGGGGGATATATATAACGAAATGGCACAAGTAATGGATATTGCTCACATAAGCGGTGACAAAAAAGAAAATGTCGAGCTAATGGACGCAATAGAATTCGGAGTTCTTACTAAAATACATAATACTGTAAACGATAAAACCGGGAGAAATTTATTAGGAGCTTTAATTGCTAACGGAGCAACCGACGCAGAAGCATCTTTATTTAAAAGTAAAAATATTAGCGCCCGCCCTCAAGAAATAGGGATGTTTTTAGAAGAAAATTTATTCGGAAACAAAAGAAATAGCGACCCATCCGCCGATGTATCTTTTGACTCTCTGATAGAAAGTATAGAAAAAACTTATAGCAAAATAGCAGACGGTAGAAAAGTTCAAATAGAAAAATATATAAGTTCTTTAAAAAAAGAGAAAGCAGAGTTTGATTCCGTATTTAAAGGTTATATTGAGAAACGTAAAGAAAAAGGATTAGATATTATGAGAGCCGGCGGTGATATAAAAGCTAGTATGAGTAAAACTAAAGTATTAGCCGGCACATGGACTAAAAACTTAGCAATCGCTCCTGAAGATATGGGTAACGGGGCTCCTGACCAAATATATGTTGGTCCTATCGCCTTAACAATGGATGATATAATTTATGCTCTAAATAAAATATATGAAAAAATGAATACACTTATATTGCTATCTGTTATATGGAGGTATAGTTCTTCTGGATCATTTAAAGAGAATATGATATTAAAAGCTATTGATATATTTAATGACCTTCGATTTGATAAAGTTGTCAAGGCGTTATTTGAAAACGACTTTGTGAAAATAGTTGTAAATTCAAATAAAGAGCTAAAAATGAATCCGCAATTAGGACCTGTTATAAAATTAAGATACGGTGTTGAATTTAAATTTGCTGAAAATAGCTTCGACAAGAGAGTTAAAGACTACATTAATGAAAATGATTTATATGTAAATAAAAGGCAAATTTATCCAAGGAAAATGACCGCGGGTGGCTATAGAGAATTTTTCTGGGCATTAGCTGGCTATATTGGCGACAGAGATAGAATAAGAGTAACGGGAAGCTCTAATTAATACATAGGAGTATGATATGTGGTCAAGTTTTATAGGTGATATTGTAGGTGCTTTTGTGGCGCTACTTATTGGTGCGGTTGGAACCTATGGTGGGTTCTATGTCAAGCGTCTTGGCGATAAGCTAAAACGCAAGATGCTTTTAGATGAAGTTAACCGCTATACCCAATGGGCGCAAGAAGCACAATCGTTCAAACTCATGAGCTCTTCTGAAAAAGTAGAAACTGTTTTTTATAAAGCAATGGAATTTGCAGAAGAAAATGAGATCAAAGTTTCAGACGTCGAGCTTAATCTTATGGTAGAGCGTGCCGTGCAATCTCTGTCTCGGCTTGAGACAATCGGATTGAAGTTAATGAAAAGAAACTTATCAGAAACACAAGGAGAAATAGATCATGATGCTGTTAAAGAGTAAACAATTCTGGGTAGCAGTTCTTGCCCTCATTCAAACACTTGTTTTGAACTATCTGAACGTACCTGCTGAAATTTGGGCATCCATCGATGCGATCTTAGTTGTGGTTATTGGTACTTTCACTGTTGAGCAGGTTGCTATGATTAGAGCACAAAGCGCCAAAGAAGTTGCCATGATGTATTCAGAAACACTTAACCGTGCCATGATGCAGCTTGATAAATTAAACAAATAGTAGTAATGTTAGGGAAGCCCTGTATGGGGCTTCCCTTTTTTTGGAGGTAATATGAGCGAAACATACGTATATGCCCTTGACCTGTCCTTAAATTCCACAGGAGTTTGTATATTCACCAATGATGGTAAAATCGTTGAGATTATGACCATAGACACGCACAAAGAAAAAGAAACAAAGTTTAAATTAAAACTTATTGGTGACGACTTCAACAAACTCATAAAAACATATCCGCCGGAAGTGGTTGTAATAGAACAGGGTTTTACCCGTTTTAACGCGAGTACACAAGCAATTTTTCGAGTGCACGGATTAGTCAATTATCTCTTTTGTGATTATAAACAGATATATTATCCTGCAACCACCGTGAAGAAAACTATCGGCGGCAAAGGTAATATGACAAAAGAAGAATTGCAACAAATTATCATTAATGATAATAAAAATATAGAATTTGATAATTATGACGAGAGCGACGCTTATGCCGTAGGGCTTACGTACTTTGCCAGCAAGAAGGAGATCAACTAATATGCCCCGAGAAACGTTTTCCAAAAGAATCACGTCTGCCAAACTTACTAAAAAGATTTTACCCACTAATCTTGATCTTATGGAACAATTTCTAAGAGATAAATCTATTAGAACTTCTGATAAAACAATTGGTGTTTATAGAAGTAACCTCATTATGTTTTTTACATGGAATTTACAAAATAACAGCAATAAACGATTTACAGATATTCGAAAAATAGAGTTTTCTAACTTCTTCTCTTATGCTTCGACAGAGTTAAAATTAGGCTCTGCCCGTTTAAATAACTTGAGAAGCACCCTTTCTTCTTTATCGACATTTATATCAAAATTTTATGACGATGAATATCCAAATTTTCGTAACGTTATATTAACTGTTGTAGAAAGTTCTCCAAAAGAAGTGCGGAGAGAAAAAACAATATTGAAAGATGAGCAAGTAGAAAGCTTGCTTGAATATCTAGCGAAAACAGATGCACAGGAGGCATGTTGGGTGGCTCTTGCTATTTGTAGCGGAGCGCGGCTTGCCGAATTATTATCGTTTGAAGTTGATATGATAGATGAAAATAGAACTGCTTTTGGTGATCTATTCCTTGAAACAACTAGACAGATAAAAACAAAAGGACGTGGAAAAGCCGGTAAACCTCTTTACAAATACATCCTCAAAGACAAATTCCTGCCTTTTTTCGAGGTTTGGAAGCAAGAACGGGAAAAGCTATTGATTGCTAAAGGGAAGGCGAATAATAGCCTTTTTTTGCGGTCTGACGGCAATCCAGCGGGGACTACTACAGTTAAAACATGGTCTGCCCACTTCGAAAAGTTTTTAGGTGTTCCTGTGTATTCGCACTCGTTCAGGCACTACTTTGTAACCTTATTATCAAAAAAGAATATACCCCACCATTTAATAAAAGCCATTGTGGGTTGGGAAGACGCCGCCATGGTTGACGTATATAACGACCAAACAATGTCAGAAATGAATTTTGCGGAACTTGAAAATTTAAGAGGCATATAACACCCAAAATCGGGCAGGATAGGATGGAGTAATTACCCATTCGATAAGCGGACTCCGAAGCTTCCTGCCCGTATATATTTCGGAGAAAAGGAGATAAAATGGGAAAAAGAAACGTGGAATTAAATTTAGTTGGTCAAAAATATAATATGCTAAGTGTTATTGAGCATCATCATAAGACAGAAGGGCACATGAATTACTGGTTATGCCGTTGCGATTGCGGAAATACAACTGTTGTATCTACTCATAATCTTAGAACCAACGCGGTTAAATCATGCGGATGTTTATCTAAAATAGTAGCAAAAAGAAAAAGGCTTGATCTGACCGGAAAAACATTTTCTTTTCTTACTGTATTAGAAAGAATCCCTAGAGAATATAACACTGTGGCAAAATGGAAGTGTTTATGTTCTTGCGGAAATATTTTTGTTGCATCTCAGGGTGATCTAATACAGGGTTACACAAAATCGTGTGGTTGTTACAGAAGGGGGAGGTTAGCCTTCGGAGAAAACGGATTTAACCGTTTATACGATACATATCGGAGAAGAGCTAAGCAAAAAAACTTTGATTTTGATTTGTCAAAAGAGGAGTTTAAAGAAATTACTTCAAAAAATTGTTATTATTGTGGCATAGAGCCACATCAAAAAGCTCCTGCAACTGCAAAAAAGAACTACGGTTTTTATACTTATAATGGAATAGATAGAATAGATTCCTCTATAGGATATACGAAAGAAAATATTGTCCCTTGTTGCGGGCAATGTAATGTTGCTAAAAATAATCACGGGCAACAAGAATTTTTTGATTGGATAAAAAGAGTAAATGAAAATATTTCCAAAATAAATTGTTCGGAGGAAATATGAGCAGCAATTAAAAAGATTTTATAATAAAGCCTCGAGGCTTTATGGAGGAGGTTTTATGGCTGGAGGAGTAGATTTTACCTACACAGTTGGATTAGACGCAAGAACTGACCAATTAACAAAGAAAATTCAATCTTTTGAAAAAGAAATTGGCGGTAGAGCGATTGAGTTGAACGTTGATCTAGCTGAGTTTGATCAAGGCAAAACAAAGGCGGCATTTGACAGCTTAGGGGTTTCACTTGAAAATATAAAAAGGGTTACTACTGAAACAGTAACTTTAACAAATTCGCAAGGTAAATCATACGAAGAAGTATCTAAATATGTTGTTACGTATACAAACGCAATGGGTAAATTAACTACAGCACATATAAATGTGGATAACAGCATAAAAGCTTCCCAAGAACAAAGTAAAAAATATGACGCTATTCTTAAACAAACAGAAAGCACATTAAATAGTACTCAAAATGTTGAGGCAAAGCATAGAAATGCTATAGTAGCAACAGCCGCTGCTTTAAATAACTCTATTTCTGAGTGGAGAAAGCTTGCGGAAGCCCATGAAGCGGATAGTCCAAGAGCAAAAGAACTAGAAACTAGAATACAGAGCTTAACAACAACATTAAAACAGCAAGAAGGAGCCACAAAAACCGGTGCGGCAGGTTTGCAGAGTTGGGCTAGTACTGCTGAAAGAGTTATAAAACAGTCGATTGCCTATGGGCTTGCTATGCGCGGTTTGCGTATAGCACAGCAAGAACTTAATAAAGCTATTCGATATACAATTGACTTAAATACAGAGATGACCAAAATTCAAATACTGCAAGTTGAAGGCGCTAAAACGGCGGATCAAATAAATAGGCTTGCAGGTTCGTTTAATAATCTTGCGAAAGAAATGGGCTCTTCCACGCTCGAGGTAGCTCGTGGTAGCGTGGAGTGGTTTAACTAATTTTTACAGACCACTTAAAATTCTTCGAACTGACGGGAAACCCCTTAGAGACTTTTATACCAACCGATCATAGTGATATAGATCGGGGCGAATAGTAATGTATTCGATATGGTAAAAAATAAAAGTATTGGGCAATCCGCAGCCAAGGGACAGTAATACTGTTCAAGGTCCAACGACTATTCCTAGGCAGAAATAGAAATTTCTGCAATAGAAGTACGGCGCAATCGTTATGCGTGGGTGAAATCCCCTTAAATGGAAGCGGAGAACGGCTATAAGCCGATGATATAGTCTATGCTTGCGAGAAATCGTGAGAAAATCTGTTTTAGCAAACAAAACAAAGGAACGTTATGAATATAGAAGATCAAAAAATAATGGTCAGAATAAATAATTTTAATGAAGAGCATTTTAGGAAAATAGGATATACAGAGCCAAAAAATACATACGTTGAAATATTTGTTAGTGAATTACCTGTTGGTTCTGGGTTAAAGATAGACGTAGTATGCGCATATTGCGGAAAAACTTTTAAAAAAAGTTATAGAAGATATTTAGAAACAAAGCAAGATATATGTTGTGAACAATGTAAACAAGAAAAAATGGTGCATACTTCTTTAAGAAAATATGGTAATAAATGCTCTCTCAGAAATGAAGAAGTGCAAGAAAAATCTAAAAAGAAAAATATGCGAAATTTAGGAGTTCAGTACCCGTTTCAAAATAAAACAATATTAGAAAAATGTTCCAAAACATCTATAAAGAAATATGGAAAAAACTATAAGAAAACAAAAACGAGTATACAGCAAAAACATTTGAACAAGTTATATGGCGGTATACTTAATTATCCAGAGTTTCCTTATTTTTTAGATATATTTTTTGAAAATACTAAAGTTTATTTAGAATACGACGGATCTGGGCATACACTGGGAGTAAAACTCGGGCATATATCAGAAAAAAGTTTTAATGATAAAGAATTATATAGAAGCAATTTTTTAAAAAACAAAGGATATAAGGAATTTAGAATTATATCGGCTGATGATATTTTACCTAATGATAAAGAACTTCTATTAATAAAAAATAGAGCTTTTTATATTTTATTAGAGAAAAATTACAGCAAATACACATATAACTTAAATGCTAAAACAGAATCTTTTGAAGAATAACGGACTTCAAAAGTAATATAACAGACGACAAGGTAAGACAATTGAAGAAACAAGTCAGTTACTAAAATCAACACTTATGCTTTCAAAACTTGGCAACATGGAAGCAGCCGATGCAACTGAAAAATTGACTTCGACTCTAAATGGTTACGGAATGGAAGCAAGTCAGGCAACGGATATTGTAAATAAGTTGGTTGCTGTAGATAATGTTGCTGCAACAAGTACAAAAGAGCTTGCTGTAGCAATGCAGTATTCTGCCGCAGTCGCAAAGCAAACCGGAGTATCTTTCGAGCAACTAGTCTCCTATATTGCAACTGTTTCCGAGACAACTCGCCAAAACGCGGAATCAATCGGTCAAGGCTTTAAAACAATGCTTACTCGTATGCAGGATATTAAAGGTGGAAAGCTTGACGAAGATAAACTGGGTATAAATAACGTTGAACTGGCTTTGAAAGAAGCAAATATAGAGTTAAGAGTATCAAGAGATGAATTTAGAGATTTCGGCGGCGTATTAGAAGAACTAGCTGGAAAATGGGACGGTCTTAGCGGAACTCAACAAGCTTATATTTCTAAATCTATTGCGGGTATTCGACAAGTAAACTTATTTACTGTTCTCATGGAAAATATGGGAAGGGCATTAGAACTACAGGAAGTTCAATTTAGCTCTGCTGGCTTAGCGGTAGATAGATACAAAATATATATGGAAAGCCTAGAGGCTAAACTTGCTGTATTCCAAGCAACCCTTCAGGGCTTATTTCAAGATGCTATAAGCACCGGTGTTGTTTCTGAAATTATTGATTTTGGTACAGCTATATTAAAGCTGATAGATAATACGGGCGGCTTAGAAGTAGCTATAAAGAGGCTTATTGCTTTATTTGGCACTTTAAAACTGGCGATGTTTGGTCTAAAAAATGCAGATACAATAAGTGTTATTGGCAAAAGTATTATGAAGTTTGTTGATGCCCCGGGACTTTCTGGAGGTAGTAAACTATTTTCTGGGTTAGAATTGGGCATGGCTAAATTAGGAAAAGAAAGTGTTATAGTCACTGCCATAACAGATAGAATGGTAATAAGTGATCTGAAAGCGATGGAAGCAAAAAGGCTCCTTGCTGCTGCTGCTGGACAAGCGGGCGCAGCACTATCCGCTGAAGCAGGTGCCACAATACCGGCTGTCGCCGGAACCGAGACGTTAGCTGTTGTTACACCAGCCGCCGCAGGAGGTTTTAAAGCTCTTGCTGCTAGCATTTGGGGGGCTATAGCCCCGCTTCTTCCTTTTATCGCCGCAGGAGCTGCGCTAGTTGCCGTAGGTGTACTGATAGAAAAGTCTGTTGTAACTCAAAAAGAAGCATGGGAAAAACTTGAAGAAGCACAAAAAGAAGCCGATGAAACACAGCAAAAACTTTCTTCTGCTTATAGTTTAGAAAACCAATATAGGCAGCTAACCAGTGACTTATCTGTTTTAACAGAAGGTACAGATGAATATAATAAAGTAAATAATGAGCTTATATCTGTTAGAAACGAATTAGCAAAAACCTTTCCAAGCATAATAGCGGCATATGATATAGAGGGAAATGTTATTAGCGACATAACAGATCAAGTCAGAAAGCAAGTACGTGCTCTTCAAGACCTTGCTAAAGAAAAAGAAAAACAATCTAAAGCAGTTGCAAAAGAATTTCTATATGGACAAACTTCAGGCGGAATGGGCGTAAATTCAACGCAGTATTCAGATACAGCCTCACTAGAAAAAGCATATAAAAAATGGCAAAATGCACCTGAAGAAGAAAAGGGAGCAAAATTCCAAGTTTATTACGATGAATTACAAAAGTACGGCGTTGCAATGAACGATCTTGGAGCTCAAGGTGCAAAGGATTTTGTAACAGGAGTTAGAGAAGGAATAGCCCCCGCAATAAAAGAAAGTCTTATTCAATTTTCAAAAGATATAGCTACTACAGAAGTTCAAGAAGCATATAAAGGATATGACGAGTTTTGGTCAGAAAGTGGTCGCAATAATAGGAGAAGGGAAAAAGAACTTGAAGGATCTGATTTAGGTGGGGAAAAACGTCAAAACGCTATAAAATATGGATACGACGAAGAACTTAACTCATATTTATATAGCACAAAGATACCAGAAACTATAGAGCAAATGAAATTATTCCAGCAGGCTCTCGATGATGTTAGAAATACGCAGCCTGTTAGTGAAGATACGCTTTTTAAATTGGAAGCCCTTAAAATAAAGTTTGATGAAACAACGCAGACATTTACAGACGGCGAAGGAAATATTATAACGACTAATGAGCAACTAGCGGCTGTAGCTAAAGATCTGCTTGGACAACAATTTGACTTAACCGATAGTAACAACGAACTATGGGACTCTTTCATAAAGGCTGCATTAGAAGCCGGTAACTTAGAAGAGGTAGAGAGATTACTTCAAGAAAGATCAGAGCAATTAGGTCGCGCAAACGATTTGGTTATTGGCAGTGCAAATGCTATTACCGACGCTATTAAAGAGCAAAACGAGCAGGGATATCTTAGTGCTGATACAATCTATAAACTTGCGGCTGCCGGTGTAACTCTTGCTGATGGTACCAACGTTCTAACACAAGCGCATTACGATGAGGCACAAGCCAGTTTACAGGCACAATATGCTAAGTCACTAGAAGGGGCTACTAATGTAGATTTAACAAATACTTTATCTATGGTAAACGCCGGTTTATGGGCTAATGCCGCCGCAAACTTAGCCTCAGCGGAAAAAGCGGGTATCAATGTATCCGCCCAAAGAGCGCTTTTAGATACAATGCATGGACTAGCCACCGCAATTGCTCCTGTACAGTTTTCTGGTGGCGGTGGTGGCGGTGGTGGCGGGAAAAAAGAAGAAGATCCTCGGATAAAAGAAATTGAAAATGAAATAAAAGCAATCGACAATCAAATAAAAGCAATTGACAAAGCGAAAAAAGAACTTGATAAAAAGATACAAGCTTATGAGAAAGAAAAAGATACGCTTGATGACTTGATGGACGATTATAATGAGTATATCGATGTCCGGAAGGAATCTCTTGAATTAGCCCGAGAGGAAGAAAAGTTTAGCGATGAGGCTCAAAAGAAAGCTAAATCTCTCGCAAGGTTAAAAACTGAAATTGCTTTATTAGCACTGGACAATAGTGAAGAAGCTAGAGCAAAACGACTAGGATTAGAAGAAGAAGCGGCAGGACTCGAAGAAGAAATAAAAGAGGATTCCGAAGACAGAAAACTAGACCTGCAACTTACCGCTCTTGATGATCTTAAAAAAGCTTTTGAAGATAGTATAAATGCACAAAAAGACGCAATAGACCTCCTTATTGAAGCCATAAAATCTCAAGATGAAGCACTAGACGATAATAAAGATAAGCTTAAAGAACAAAAAGATATTTTATCTGAAACAAAAGCGGAAATAAAAGAATTAGAATCCGCAATGGGATCTGCGGGAGGGGCAGGAAGCTCTTTTGGTAGCACTATTCAAGCTGCTTTCGACGGAATTATTACTAAGATAGAAGACGCAAAATCAAAATTGCAAGAATACGGCGTTGATTTTAAAAAGATGTCTGATGACCAAATATTAGAAATGGCTAATGCGATACAAAAATGGGAAGACGAAAACTTAAAGGTAACCCAAATTAGACAAAATATTAATCAACTACGAGCCGAAATGGTGCTGGCATCAATTGAGGCAACCACTCTTGCAGGCTTAAACGCAAGAGCTAGAGGATGGGACTTAGGGGCAAATATCCCTCATCAGACAGTACATCAAGGCGGTCTGATTGAAGAGCACCACGATGGCGAGTTTGCCGGTAATCTCAGAAGCAACGAGGTATTCGCAAAGTTATTAAAAGGAGAATATGTAGCTAC